TTACGATGGGTGATGCAGCGGTTACGTCTGCAGGCGGTGTTTCTGGTTACAGCTCTTACCCTGCTTACATGTCTGCCTTGCAGAGACTACAGGAACAACGTCCAGATCAGTATGCATACCTAGCTGGCCTTGGCCGTTTTGATCCGATCACAGGCGCAGAGATTGCGCCACCAGTTGTGCCAGATGTGGCAACTGGCCCACTTGGGGTTTCTCCAGTTTCAGGTAGCGGCAATGACGGCGGCAGCACTGCAGAGGCGCTAGAGCGTCACTACTCTATTTTCCCAGAGACACGCCCAAAGACAGGTCCATATGCTGCGCCAAGTACGGGTCTTGGGCCTCGCGATAGTAGCCCTCGCCCAGTTCTGCGCGGGCAAAGCACAGGCGGTTTGTTCGGCGGGATGCGCGAAGCAAAAAACAAAGTCTTAGACGCTTTAGGAGTAATCTAATGGGTGCATCAGGTAATCAACCAGTAGAGAATGCGTTTCAAGGTGCATCTCAGGCCATGCAGCAGGCAGGTCAGACTTACGGCGGCCTTGCAAACTTCCAAGCTCCAACGGCGCAAGCCGCTCAGATTGGCCCAGTTGGGTCATTAGCTACGGCAAATATGCAACAGTACATGTCGCCCTACACTCAAAACGTTATTGAGCGTGGCGAGGCAGATATTGCGCGCCAACGTGAGCAAGCTATGAACCAGCTTGGCGCTCAAGCCACTGCAGCGCGTGCGTTTGGCGGGTCGCGCCAAGGCGTAGCAGAAGGTGTAGCGGCTGGAGAATACGGACGTATGGCGGGTGACTTTGCAGCACGTCAGCGTCAACAAGCATTTCAACAAGCTCAGCAAGCCGCTCAGTATGACATTGGTCAAGAGCAGCAGCGCGCGCTTCAGCAGGCTAATTTGCAGCAACAAACATCGCTGGCAAATCAGCAAGCGGCATTGGCAGGTGCGGGCGTGCAGCAAGCAGCGGCTGGCGGTCTAGCTGGGCTTGGCGGTCAGGCATTTGGCATGGGCCAAGCAACGCAAGCTGCAGTTGGTGAGCAAGCTCAGTTCCAACGCAGAATGCAGCAGCAGTTGCTTGATTTAGCTAAGCAGCAATACATGGGGCAAACTGGTGCGCCACTGGCTGGACTTGGTGCGCTAAGTCAGATTTTGGGTGGTATTCCTGCGCCACAAACAACAACCAAAAGCACACCGTTTAACCCTGCAACCTTACTTTATGCGTTCCTCTAATATGGCACTAAATGACAGAGAATTATTAGCAAAGACGCTGCAAGCGGAAGCTGGCAATCAAGGGATTGGCGGCATGCTTGCTGTTGGCTCTGTCATAAGGAACCGTATGGCACAGGGTGGAAGCCTGAGTGACGTTATTCTTGCTCCTGCCCAGTTTTCTGCTTGGAACAAGGTAACTGGTGCGGTCGGCGGTGAACAGGGTCAGGACATGGCTGCGCTCAAACCAAGCGAAGATGCTTACGCTGCCGCAGACGCAATACTCTCTGGGAATGCCCCAGATTTAACTGGCGGCGCTACACACTATTACAATCCGTCAATCTCAAACCCTGCTTGGGGTAAGGAGAAAGCTGGCGGGGATTGGACCAAGATTGGTGCGCATATTTTTGGCAAAGCTGGCGATTTCAGAACAGGAGCCGCAAAGATGAACGGTGAACAAACACAAAAACCTCAAGGTTTGCTAGGTGGCCTGCTTGGTGGGCAGGGCATAGGTGGCGCTCTGGGAATGAGCGATGACTTCCGCGATAAGCTGAAAATGGCAATCTTGGCTGGTACTGGCGATGCGCGTATGGACCCGTTGATAGAGGCTACGCAGGCGCGGATGAAAGAGCGTAGGGTTGAGGCTAAAGAGCTAAAATCCACCAATAAAACATTGGAGTATCTAAAAACTAGAGCAGATGCTGGTGATAGTTTGGCGCGCGCCTATCACGATGCGGTCGCAACTGGCACGCTCAAAGGTGGGGCTGCTGTTGCTAACTACCTGAAGGACAGTCAGACAGGCACCAAAGACACGGCTCTAATCAGGCAAGCTTTTGCCGCAGGGCTAAAACAGGGTACGCCAGAGTTCCAAAGATATATCCTAAGCGGCGGTGACATATACAGCCAAGAAACCGCATTATTAGCAAGCCTACCAAAGCCTGAAAAAGGCATGCGCTACCAATTTGATAAGGATGAAACTGGAGCAATCGTAAATTACAGGCTTATCCCTATTACTGGCAGCGCGGCTGATAAAGAAGCTGAGAAAATCCAACAGGCAGCAGAGGCGCAGCGCTCAGCACAAAGTGCGTCTGGCATGGTGGTGCTTGAGGATATAGGAAAAGCCATTGATATTGCTAAAGAAAACCCAGTTCTGTCTACTGGATTTGTTGGTGGTGTGTTAAGGAATATTGGCGGCACCGCCGCAAAAGATTTGGCCTCACTGACTACAACAATCAAAGCAAACATTGGCTTTGATAGGCTGCAGAGAATGCGCGAGGAAAGCCCGACAGGCGGTGCGCTTGGTCAAGTTGCGGTACAGGAGCTTGAAGCGTTGCAGTCAACCCTTGGAAATTTAGATAACTCGCAAAGCAACGAGCAAGTTGTTGCTAACTTGGAGCGACTAGAGGCTCAGTATCGCAAGTCTATGCGTGAAATCTACAATGCCGCTTTGGCAGACCAGCAAAAAGGACTTGTCAATAAGCGCACAGGTCAGCCCGTAAGTCCTATGGATTATTTCTCAGAGGCAGACATTGCAATGCTGTCGGGCCAGACGCAGGCCGCACCAGCGCAAACGCAACCTCGCACTGACGATGACCTGCTGAAAAAGTATGGGGGCTAATAATGGCTACATATGAGCAGTACATGAATGCAGCTAGAAACGCAGACGCGCAGGGTGATGAGGATGCTGCGCGTCAGCTAGTTCAGGCTGCAATTCGGGTTCGCGACGAGGCTAAATCGGCAGAAAAGGCTGATCGAACCTTTGGCGAAATGCTTTACGAGAACATTGTTGGTGAAGGTGAAGTTGACACCTTTGGCGAAAGAATTGGTGATGTAATCGGCAGCGCCGCACGCGGCCTAATCCGTGGCGGCAAGGCTGCTGCTGAGTTGCCAGAGATGGCTGGGCGCGGCGCAGTTCGCTTGGGCGAGATTGCCACTGGCGCTGAGACACGAACCCCAATCCTAGACACAGCTACGGGTCGCGCGATAGAGGGCGCGTATCAAGGCATAAGCGATATAGGAGAGGCAGTTGGCATACAAAGCCCTGAGCTTGCCGCGCGAGGGCAAACCTTGGGCGGGCAGTTTGCTGGCACTGTTGGCGAGTTTGTTGGCGGTGGCGTTGGTTTTGCACCAGTTGCGGGCGCAGTTTCTAAAGGCCTGCGCGCAGCAGGCGCAGCGCGAGGCGCGGATATTGCTGCAGACATTGGTCGTGCAGGTCTAACTAAATCTGGAATGGGCGCAGCAGTGGCAGGTGGTGTCGCAAGCGAGACTGCTGGTCAGCTAACAGAGGGAACGGCGGCAGAGCCATATGCGCGCATTGTTGGGGCGTTTGCTGGCCCTGCGGCAGTTAGCCGTGGATTTAAGGTCTACAACAAAACTGCGGAAGCCCTGCGCCAAAAGAACTTCAAATCACCAGCGCTAGAGACTGCTGAGCAATCTAAAAACAAGGCTTGGGATGAATTTGAGCAGGTTGCAGGTAAACTTGCGATTAATATGGATGACGTAAACAAAAACCTTGGGCTAGAGATTGCTGCAAATAGAAAAGACCTGTTTGTGGGCTATTCCGCAGGAGCTAAGGGCGATGCTGAATATATTGACGAGGCTATTAAGATGGTCGCGGCGCACACTGGAGACACATTTAACGCATCACAGCTTAATAACTTAGTAAGAGAGCTAAATAACGTTTATCGCAAAAGTGGGTATAAGCCGCAGGTTGCATTCATTCGTGACAACGTTAAGAACACACTTGACACAAAAGCAACTCAAGCTGCGTCTGTTTTAGGCGGTGACGCAGGTGATCTGCTAAAGAACGCAAATGCAGAAAGCAGAAAATACTACAAAATCAAAATGTTTGATGAGGCGATGGACAAGGCGAAGCGCAATGTGGCATCTACTGGATCAGGCGGTAATGTAGTGAATACCTACAAGCAGGCGATTAAGAACATACTCAATAACCCCAAAAACAGAATTCAGTTTGACCAAGATGAAATCACTATGATGGAGCGCTTTGTTAGAGGTAGCATGACTGACAATATGCTGCGCCTTATGAGTAAGCTGTCTCCCACGGGAAATGGGCTTATGGCTGCTTTGAATGTCGGCGCGGCGGCGGCAAACCCAGCTATGCTTGGTGTAACTGCGGCAGGCATGACCGCAAAGGGCGTGATCGACAGAAAGACGTTAGACGCGATTGACCAGATCAAAGACACAATTATCTCAGGTGTGCGCCCTAAATTCCGCGACAAGCTACAAAAAGACATCACTAAGGCCATAGGTCTATCAGCAGGATCGGAGCAGTAACATGCAGCCACAAGCAAAAGACAGACGCGAGATTGAAGGTATCGTTCAAGACGCTATGGCGCAGGCTGTAGACTTTGTTGAGAGCGAAATCACAGATGAGCGCATTAAGGCTCAGCGCTACTTTGACGGTCAAGTTGACATAGGCTACGAGGATGGGCGCAGCAGGGTTGTGGCGACTAAGGTGCGCGACACCATTCGCTCAGTCAAGCCAAGCATCATGCGCGTATTTATGTCTACGTCCAAGCCTGTTGAGTTCCTGCCAAAAGGCCCAGAGGATGTTGCTGCAGCAGAGCAAGCTACGCAGTATATTCACTATGCATTCACTAAGAATGACGGGTATCGCGTGCTAAACGATGCGATCCACGATGCGCTGATTAAGAAAACAGGTATCGTCAAAGCATATTACGAGAACAGCTACAAAGCTGAGATATTTACGTATGACAATCTGACAGACCAAGAGTACATGCTGCTTGTCTCTGATGATGACGTAGATGTGATTGAGCATGGTGTAGAGATGACCATGAGCATGGATGAGTTTGGCGCAGAGATAGAAGCACCAATCCATTCGCTGAAGATCAGCAGACAAATACCTAACGGGCAGCTACGCCTAGAAAGCGTACCGCCTGAAGAGTTCTTCATTAACTCACAGGCCCGCAACATAGATGATGCGTATATCGTAGCGCACCGCACAGAGATGCGCGTGGGTGAGCTTGTGGAGATGGGTTATGACTTTGAGGACGTATATAAGCTAGATGGCCTATACGGCGCATCAGACATCTCTGAAGCTGAAACTATAGAGCGTCAGGGTTACTCACAAGACGACTACGAGGATCAAGAGGGCGATCCTGCGATGCGCTCTGTGGCAGTCACAGAAGCCTACATGAAGATTGACGTGGATGGCACAGGTGTACCAGTTCTACATCGCTTTATTTGCGGCGGCACAAGCTATCAACTGCTAGACATGGAGCCTTGGGATGAGGTGCCATTTGCAGTGTTTGAGGTTGACCCAGAGCCACACACATTCTACGGACGTTCTCTTGCGGAAATCATTATTGATGACCAAGACGCAGCAACAGCAATTCTGCGCGGTGTGCTAGACAACGTAGCTATGACGAACAACCCTCGCATTGGTATTGTTGATGGTGCGGTTAATATAGACGATGTGCTGAACAACGAGATTGGCGCAATCGTGCGTATGCGTCAGGCAGGCGCGGTACAGGAGCTTAGCGTTCCATTTACTGCGGGCCAGACGCTAGGTGCGCTGACCTACATGGATCAGGTTGTAGAGAACAAAACTGGCGTATCTCGCGCATCTATGGGGCTAGACCCAGATGCTATGCAGTCAACCACAAAGGCTGCAGTGCAAGCTACAATCCAATCACAAGCTGGTCAGATTGAGGTGATGGTGCGTAACCTTGCAGACGGTATGAAACGTCTATTCGGCATCATGCTACGTGCAGCAATCAAGAACACAGACGAAGAGCAGCTTGTGAAGATGGGTGGGCAATTCGTGCAGGTTGATCCTCGCGTGTGGCGCTCAGACATGGACATTGGCATCAACGTGGGTCTAGGCACAGGCCGCGAAGAAGAGAAGATGATGGCGTTGCAGCAAGCCTTCCAAATCCAGCAGCAAATTTATACGCAGTATGGGCCATTTAATGGCATGGTGAGCTTGACGAACATACGCAATACGTTGTCTGATATGTTAGCTGCTGCTGGCATTCGCAACTCTGACAGATATTTTGCTCCAATCA